GAGGATCATCCGGTGCTACATCTGCTGGCGCGGCCAAACGGTGCGCAGGGTCGGTCTGATTTGTTGGAAGCATTGTTCGGGCAGCTTTTGCTGAGCGGCAACGGCTATCTGGAGGCAGTACCTCAAGACAACGAATTGCCCGGCGAGATTCACGTGTTGCGTTCGGATCGCATGCGCCTGGTGCCGGGAAACGACGGATGGCCGGTGGCATACGAGTACCGCGTAGGCGGGCGGGTACATCGGTTTGACATGACGGTGGATTTGCCACCCATTTGCCACGTCAAGCTGTTTCATCCGCTGGACGATCACTATGGGTTGTCGCCTATTCACGCTGCGGGAGCGGCGCTGGATGTGCACAATGCGGCATCGAAATGGTCCAAGGCCCTGTTGGATAACGCAGCGCGGCCATCGGGAGCGATTGTCTATAAGGGTGCCGACGGGCAGGGGACGCTGGCGTCGGATCAATACGATCGTTTGCTTGACGAGATGGCCAATTACCATCAGGGCGCGGCCAACGCCGGTCGGCCGATGTTGCTTGAGGGCGGGCTTGACTGGAAACCCATGGGATTTTCGCCAAGTGACATGGAGTTTCAGAAAACCAAGGAAAGCGCGGCACGCGACGTGGCGCTCGCCTATGGTGTGCCACCGATGTTGCTGGGTCTACCGGGAGACGCGACATATGCCAATTACGCCGAGGCGCACCGGGCATTTTATCGCCTGACCGTCTTGCCTCTGGCGGGAAAAACCTGTGCGGCGCTGAGTAACTGGCTGGTTTGTTATGGCGGCGACGGCCTGACGCTGAGTCCTGATCTGGACGGCGTTCCGGCGCTGGCGTCAGAGCGTGAAAGTCGCTGGAAACGCATTTCTGAAGCGGCGTTTCTGAGCGCGGCGGAAAAACGCGTGATGTTGGGTTTGCCCAAAGAGCCGGATGAGTGAGCGCAAGCGCGGTGTCGGGTCGCGGTTTCTTTATGAGCCGTTCGACGCGGCCCACGCCCGCATCGAGGCCAATGAACGGGTGACCGACGAACGCTGGGGTGCGCTGGAACGGCGGCTTTTGACCATCGAAACCATGCTCGAACGGTTGGATCGCCGCTTGTGGCTGGCGGTGTACGGGCTGGTGGGTTTTTTCCTGTCGCAGGGGGTGATGTCGCTGATGGAGTTTTCATCAAAATGAAGGAAATCAAGATGATAGATGATATTTGTGATCTGGGTTTGGAGCGGAAATTTTGCCGTTTGGACTCTGGTATTACGGTGGAAAACGACGGCAGCGTTTCAGGCTATGCGTCGGTTTTTGGCAAGGCGGATCAAAGCGGCGACGTCGTTGAGAAAGGCGCCTACGGCGCTTGCCTGAAGGCGGCTGCGGGCCTTGTGGGTCGCGTGAAAATGTTGTGGCAGCACGACCCAAAGTTGCCGATCGGGATCTGGGAGGAAATCGTAGAAGACGAACACGGGTTGTTCGTGAAGGGGCGGTTTTTGAACAGCGTACAGAAAGGTGCCGAAGCGATGGCGCTGGTGCAGGCTGGCGCAATTGACGGATTGTCGATTGGCTATAAGGCCAGGCGCACAACAAAGGACAGCAAAGGCCGTCGGCTTTTGCTTGAGGTGGACCTGTGGGAAGTGTCGCTGGTGACTTTTCCCATGCTTCCCGAAGCGCGGGTGGCGGGCAAAGCGGATGCTGAGGCCGGTGACTTGCTGCAAAACGTGGCCGACGCATTCGCAGAGGCCAGGACTATGCTGGTGACACACGGCCAGTGAATTTTCATCGATCACAGGATTATTTGATGAGCAAAACACAACAAAAAAACCGGTCGACCAAAGCATCGTCCGGCATTTCTCCGGCAATGGAAGTCAAGGCTGCCCTTGCAGGATTTCTAGCTGATTTCAGCGTTTTTCAAACTGATATCAAAACCAAATTTCAAGAACAGGAAAACCGTTTAACAATGATGGATCGTAAAACTATGACAAAATCACGCCCGGCACTGTCCAGCGCCGCTGAAGTGGAAGCCCCGCACAAGAAGGCATTCGCCGCCTATTTGCGTACCGGTGAGGACGACGGCCTGCGTGGCCTGTCGTTGGAAGAAAAAGCGCTGTCAACCACGGTGTCGGCTGATGGTGGCTATCTGGTCGATCCGCAGACGTCGGATCATATTTCCGGTGTGCTGCGCAATGCGTCGTCGATCCGGTCCATTGCCACGGTGGTCGAGGTTGAATCGACAGCGTACGATGTGTTGATCGACACAACCGATATTGGCGCGGGATGGGCGTCGGAAACAACGTCATCGGTTGAAACCGGCACGCCGCAGGTCGAGCGTATCACCATTCCGCTGCACGAGCTTTCGGCGCTGCCCAAAGCGTCGCAGCGTCTGCTGGATGACAGCGCATTCAACGTGGAGGAATGGCTGGCTGCGCGGATCGCGGATAAGTTTTCGCGTGCCGAGGGCGATGCGTTTATCACCGGCGACGGGGTGGACAAGCCAACGGGGTTTCTGAACTACGCTGCTGTTGACGACGCGATCTGGACCTGGGGCAATCTGGGCTATGTGGCCACAGGTGCAGACGGCGACTTTAATGCGACCGATCAGGCTGACGCGATTGTCGATTTGGTTTATGCGCTGGGGTCGCGGTATCGTGCCAATGCAACATTTGTGATGAATTCCAAAACCGCTGGCGCGGTGCGCAAGATGAAAGATGCCGACGGTCGCTTTTTGTGGTCTGACGGGCTTTCTGCCGGTGAACCCGCACGGCTGATGGGTTATCCTGTGCTTATCGCTGAAGATATGCCTGATATTGCGTCGGCAACAACAGCGATTGCCTTTGGTGATTTTGGATCCGGTTATACGGTGGCCGAGCGTCCAGATCTGCGCATTTTGCGTGATCCGTTTTCGGCTAAACCGCATGTGCTGTTTTATGCGACCAAACGCGTTGGCGGTGACGTTTCCGATTTTTCGGCGATCAAGCTGCTGAAGTTTGCTTTGACCTAAGGTTAACCCCTTGAAGCCAAAGCAAACGTCCGGTTGCGCGCCAAAAGGGCGCGTCCGGGCAAGCGTGCGCGTTTTCGTGTTGTCCAGCTGCTCCCCTTCCGTCCGAGCAATGCGGGCGCGCACGCGTTTAGGAAATCTGGACGGACGTTTAGGAGACCCGGTATGATGTTGATTGAATTGGGAGCAACGCCCACAGCGGCGCTGCCGATCGCGGAATTTGGCGATCATCTGCGGATGGGGTCGGGTTTTACCGACGACGGATCGCAGAATCCTATTCTGGAGGCCTATCTTCGTGCATCCATGGCGGCCATCGAAAGCCGGATCGGCAAGGCGCTTTTTCAACGTAGTTATAGCTGGCAAGTGACCCAGTGGCGCGACAGCACAACCCAAGCGTTGCCGATCGCGCCCGTGCAGGCGGTTACGGCGCTGAGCGTGACCGATCGCGCCGGGGCGGCGACGCTTCAGGATACGGACAGCTATTGGCTGCAGCAAGACAGTCAGCGCCCGCGTCTCATGGCGCGCTCGGGCAAACTGGCGTTCATTCCCGACGGGGGCCACGCGGATATCTTTTTTGACGCGGGATATGGGCTGACCTGGGCTGATATTCCGGTGGATTTGGCGCAGGCTGTGTTTCTGTTGGCTGCGCATTACTATGAAAACCGTCTGGGACAGGGGCCCGACGCTGTGCACATGCCGTTTGGCGTGATGGCCCTGATCGAGACCCACCGAACAGTGCGTCTGTTGGGTGGTCACGCGTGATGATGAATTTGAATTTCAACCGGCGTTTGACGCTGGAATCGGTGCTCCGCCAGCCGGACGGCGGCGGCGGCTTTGGCGAGGTCTGGACTGCACTGGGGCAACTTTGGGGTGATATACGTGCCCTGAGCGGGCGTGAAAAACCGACCCGTGCCGGGTCGGTGGCGCTGGTGCCGTACCGGATCATTGTGCGCGCGGCCCCTGTTGACGCGGTTTCGCGCCCCGTTGCAGGTCAGCGGTTTGTCGAAGGCACGCGGGTGTTTCGTGTCACGGCGGTATCAGATTACGACCCTATGGGATTGTATCTGGAGTGTTTTTGCAAAGAGGAACTGTCCACATGACCTATGCGGTTTCTTCGGCGCTGCAGAGCGCGGTATTTGCGGCGTTGACGGGGGACGTTGCACTGACCTCGCTGGTTGGCGGCAACATATTTGACGCGCCGCCTAGTGGTGTTTTGCCGCCGACTTATGTGAGTTTGGGAATTGAGGACGCGCGCGGTCATTCCAACGTTTCGGTGCAGTCTGCCGTACATGATTTTGCGGTGAATATATATTCGTCATTGGCAGGATTTCTATCAGCCAAAGATGTGGCGGCGGCAGTGTGTGATGTTTTGATCGACGCCGATTTGACGCTGGCGCGTGGCAGACTGATTTCGCTGGATTACCTGCGGGCGCGGGCGCGCCGGGGCACCGCACCCGATGCGCGGCGTATTGAATTGCTGTTCAGAGCCCGTGTTGAAGATATCTAAAGTATTTTTTTGAAAGGAATAACAACATGGTAGCGCAAAAAGGAAAGGATCTGCTGATCAAGGTGGATCTTACGGGGGGCGGGGTTTTTCAGACTTTTGCCGGTCTGCGGGCCAGTCGGATCACGTTCAATGCCGAAACGGTTGACGTCACGACGTTGGAAAGCGTTGGCGGTTGGCGCGAACTGCTGGGTGGAGCGGGAATGCGTTCGGCTGGTATTGCCGGGTCTGGTGTGTTTCGCGATGAAAATACCGATGAGCGTGCACGGCAGATTTTTTTTGACGGTGA